GATGTAGACATAGCTTTATACTTTATGATGATGATTGGTTTACAGAAGAAACAGATGATAATATCAAAGAGCAGACAAAGACGAATGATAAACAAAGAAAAGATCAAGCTAAAAATAAAACACAATCATTAGTTCCTAATGTAGCAATAGGTAGTTTATTAAATAGAGGTAGTGATAAAGTTAGAAAAGCATATGAAGATGATTTTAATTCACAATTAACAGATCAACAAAAAAACATAGTTAATAAAATTGAAAAACCAGAAATAATTAAAAATGGTAAAAAAGGATATTATTCTTATATAGAAAAAGAATTAAGTGCTGAACTTAATGCAGTAGATGGATATAAAGGTGGTAAAGGTGTCAAGAGTTTTGTAATTGCACATGAATATGGACACCATATTGATTTCTCTACAAGCGGTCAAAGATTTAGAGCGTGGAGTCAAGACAATGAAGGATTTAAAAAAGCAATACAAAAAGATAAAAAGAAATTTAAAGGTAAAGAAATAAACAAAGGTAACAATAATATTGATTACACAATAAATGATACTGAAGCATTAGATGAAATATTTAATGATCTTGCTACAAAAAATGAGGTCATTATGAATAGTGGTAGTTTCCAATGGACAAGAAAACTAACAGAATTAAGAGAAGATGGTTATGGAGAAGTAAGTGATATAATTGATGCATTAGTAAAAGGAAGATTTAGAAAAAATTACTCTATGTGGGGGCATAGTATGAGTTATTGGAAAACCGCAGGATCAGTAGAAACAGAGATATTTGCAAATTTGTTTGCAATTAGACATAACAAAAAAGCATATGATTTGGCAAAGAAATATATACCAAATACAGTAAAAGAATTTGAAAAAAGATTATTAGAATTAGAAAGATTGTGAGGTAAATATGAGTTTAACAATAGAAGAAAAACAAGAAAAATTAGCAGAATGCGAAACAAGTAGTGATTTTTATAATCTTTATACGCTAATTTTTAAAGAAGAAGTTCCAAGAACAGGATTAAGAAGTGGTAATGATGAAATAGACTCAATAATAGATGCAATCATTGATAATAAAAAAATTGAAGAAGTTAAAAATCCAGATGGATCAACAGGTGAGAGAATATAATATTTATTGTAAAAAGTTATATTTATATTAAATCTATAAATAATAAGGAGAATTTATTATGTCTGACGAGAACAAAACGGAAACAATACAGGAAGAAACTAAACAAGAAGAAGTAGTACAAGAAACTAAAGATCAATCTCAACCCAAACAAGCTGATATAGATAAAATAGTACAAGAGAGGTTAGCAAGACAAAAGCTATCCATAATGAAAGATTTAGGTATTGAGAGCCTTGATGATGCAAAGTCTGCTATTGCTGAGAAGGCAAGGAAAGAAGAAGAACTTGCATTAGAGAGAGGTAAGTTTGATGAAGTGATTAAAAAGAAATCACAAGAATTTACAGAAAAGGTTACAAAGCTAGAGCAAGAACTAAAGAATGAAAGAATTGATAAACAGTTAATTAACTCTGCTTCTAAGAACAATGCAATCAACCCAGACCAGATTAAAGAACTTTTAAAAGATAATGTTCATTTAAATTCAGATGGTCGTGTAGAAATACTTGATAAAGATAAAACTCCAAGATATAACTCAAAGGGTGAACTACTTACTGTTGATGAAGCAGTACAAGAGTTTTTAACACAGAACGCACACTTTCAAGCAGCAACTCCTTCTGGGAGTGGAAGTGTTAGTAATGTGGGTAAGTCAGAAACGAATAAGACTCTAAACATTTCGGAACTAGACATGAATAATCCTGCTGACAGAAAACTCTATGCTGAATACAAAAAGCAAAGAGATAGTGTAAGCACGATTGTTAATTTAAATAAATAATATCTATGAAAGGATATAACTATGGCTAATGAAACAACCTCAAGTACAGTTTCCGAACTGTATACTGAAATCGTAGCTGAAGCACAATTCGTTATTCAAGAGAAATCTATAATGAAAAACCTTGTGAAGAACTACGCAATAGCAGGTGGTGGTAAGTCAGTTGAAGTTCCTATTTATGCAGCAGTAGCAGCCGCAGCAGTAAGTGAAGCAGCAGATTTATCAAACACAGCAATCAATCCAAGTTCTGTAACTATTACAGCTTCAGAAGTTGGTGTAATGACAACATTAACAGACCTAGCAAGAAACTCTGCACCAAGAAATGTAGCAGCAGATATTGGTAGACTTTTTGGTGAAGCAATCGCTAAGAAAATGGATCAAGACTTAATTGCTCTATTTGATGGCTTTAGCACAGCAGCAGGTACAGATAGTGCAGTACTTTCCCCTGCAACTGTATTTAATGCAGCTTCAACACTAAGAGCAGCAGGATTACCCGTTAATGAAACATATCTTGTGGTACACCCAAAGGTAGCGTATGACCTCAAATCTGGTCTTACAAATACTTTTGCAGGTTTAGACCATGACTTATCAAATGAAGCATTAAGAAATGGCTTCATTGGTCAAATCGCAGGTATCAAAATCTTTGAAACAGGCAACATGTCAAACACAGGCACAGCAGGTGATTACAAAGGTGGAATGTTCCACAAAGATGCACTTGCTCTTGCTATGATGCAGGACATTAAGATTGAAACACAAAGAGATGCTTCTTTAAGAGCAGATGAGATTGTGGCAACAGCAGTATATGGTGTTGGTGAACTACATGACTCATATGGAATTGAAGTTATCGCTGACTCATCAATCCAATAATAATACTTTTATGGGTGGGGTTAATCCCCCACCTGTTTAGAAAGGGATATTATGAAACTAACTAATGGAAAAAAATTTATTGAAAGACCGCTTACAGATTATGAAAAGAATAAAAATATTTGGGAATTAAGAGGTTGGAAACCTGTTGAAGATAAACCTAAAGTTGATAAGGTAGAAAAACCAAAGAAAAAGAAAGATAAATAATGGCAACATCAGAATTTGGAGTAAACCTAGCAGAAGTACAAAAATATCAACCAGATATTGCTGCATATGGTATTACAGATTTTGATACTCAACTACAATTTGCAGAAGATGATGTTATTAGACAGATTAGAGAAGAATGGTGGGAGAGATATAGACATACAGTCAGATACAAAGATATTACAAAAATTACTTCACTAGAACTTGTCAGTTCTAAATTAACAGACGCACAATGGAAAAGATGCGTAGTCTACAAAGCATTAGCAGAATATATCATGCCACAACTTACTAAATGGAAAACACCAGAAGGTGATAATGATGCATTTCAAGTACAAATAGATTTTTACAGAGCAAGTTATGCAACTGAATTTCAAGCTATTTTAAGAGATGGTGTAGAATATGATGAAGATGGTGATAGTACAGTATCTAATAGTGAGAAAGAGCCAATCCATCATTTAAGGTTAGTGAGGTAGATATGTGTCCTTGTGATGGTCAATGTTTATGTAAATAATGGTTGCTGAAGTAAAAATTACTAGCAATACAATCCAAATAGCAAACGAAATTAAAGGCATATCTAGAAAGATGTCTAGTGCTATTAAGAAATCATTAGCAAATGTTTCAGCGTTTGAAATCAAAGAAATTAGATCAAGAACTCAAACCAAAGGTGTAGATGCTTTTGGTAGAAAGTTTAAACCCTATTCACCAAATTATAAAAGAGCAGGAGTAAAACAATCTGGAGTGGTTGATCTTACAGATACAGGGCAGATGTTTAGTTCTTTAACAAGTAAAATTAGTGCAAGTAAAGGTGTATTATTCTTTAGAAGAAATGCAGAGAGTAAAAAAGCATCATTTCACGATCTGTTTGGTGTAGGTAAAAATAAAATTACTAGACAATTCTTTAGAATTAGTAAAGATGAACAAAAGAAAATTAGAACAATATTTAGTAAGGTATTAGCTAGGGAGTTAAAGCTGTGAGTGAAAGAGAAGATATTGCAAGTGATATAGTAACTAAACTGACAGCAGTTAGTTCACCAATAACATTTAAAAGAATTTCAAGAGAGCCATTTGAGGTAGAAGAATTATCTAATGCACAGTTCCCTGCTGTTTACATAGCAACAAGTGATGAAACAAGAGAAGATTTTAGCATGGGAAGTAATAGTACAGGGAAACGATCTGGTACTATTGATTTTGTTATTGTGGGTTATGTTAAAGGAACTACAAGTAATATTGATACAGCTAGAAACCAATTAGTAGAAGTAGTAGAAGAAACATTAGACAATGATATTACCAGAAACAATAATGCTATTGATACACAGATTGTAGATGTATCAGCAGATGAAGGTGTTCTTTTTCCTATAGGTGCAGTTAGAATTGTGGTAAGAGTTTTATATGAATTTACAAGAGGTACAGCATAATGGCTAAAGATATAATAATGACTAAAGGGAGTGATATAGTTTGTATCAATCCTAATAGCCTTGATAAGTTTTTAAAACTAGGCTATGTTCAAGAAACTTCTAGTGGTGTTCAAAAAAAAGTTGAAATGAAACCAAAAGAAGTTAAAAAAGAATATAATAAACCAATTACAAAGGAGTAATTAAATGGCACATCATGGTAAAGAAGGTGTTGTAAAAGCAGGTAGCACAGTCATTGGTGCGGTCACAGGTTTTACAATAGATACAACAGCAGATGTTGTAGAAGATACAAGTCTTGGTAATTCTGCAAAGACATACTTAGCAGGAAGAACAGCATTTAGTGGATCAATAGATATGCACTATGACGAAGGTGATACAGCACAGGAAACTTTAGACTCTGGTGTAACAATAGCTTTCACATTATTACCAGAAGGAAACGCATCTGGAGATCAATCATTTGCAGGTAATGGTATTGTAACATCAATGTCAGTTGGTGTTAGCTTAGACGGAGTATCTACAAGAACTGTTGCTTTTCAAGGCACAGGTGCTTTAACTATCGGTACAGTTTAAGAACTAGATGTCATCTGAAGAAATAGACTTCTTTGAAGGAGTCAAAGGTCATTTTGAGGCATTAGAAACTAAAATCATTGAAGTTGAAGAATGGGGTTTAGTTGGCGATAAAGCTATCTATTCCACACCTTTTAATATGCTAGAGAAATCTAAAATATTTAAAGGTGCAAATGATAACGACCTTAATGTTTTAATAGATGTTATAATTGAAAAAGCATTAAAAAAAGATGGAAAGAAAATGTTCAACATGGAACATAAACTTAAATTTAAAGTTAAGGCAGATACGGATATAATTGCGAGGGTAGCAACCCAAATTATGAATGCTGATAATTATTCCAACTTAAAAAAAAAATAAAAGAAACACCAGAAATCTATAATGTTCTTTCTCTAGCAGAAAGACTTCACAAAACAGTTGCAGAAATCTTGCAAATGACAACATATGAGTTTATGTTGTGGTTATCATACTTCGAATTAAAAAATGATGAAAATGAAAGACAACAACGAATAGCGAAAATGAAACATGGCAGATAAAAACCTTAATATTAATATTGTTGCTAAAGATAAAAGTAAACAAGCATTAAATAATGTTCAAGGTAGCCTTAATAAAACCAAGACATCAGTTCTAAATCTTAGGAATGCTTTAATTGGTATAGGTGCAGGTGCTATTTTAAAATCATTTATTGATGTAGGTAAAGAAGTTGAGAATTTACAAGTTAGATTTAAATTTTTATTTGGATCTGTTAAAGAAGGTCAAATAGCTTTTGATAATTTATCTAAATTTGCTTCAAGAGTTCCATTCTCATTAGAAGAAATAACTGCGGCATCTGGAAATCTTGCTGTTGTATCTAAGGATGCCAATGATCTTACACGAATATTAGAGATAACAGGTAATGTTGCGGCAGTTACAGGACTAGATTTTGCTACAGCAGGATCACAAATACAAAGAGCATTTTCTGGTGGTATTGCCGCCGCCGATATATTTAGAGAAAAAGGTGTTAGAAGTTTATTAGGTTTTAAAGAAGGTGCAAAAGTATCTATTGATGAAACAGTTGAGGCATTTGAACAAGCATTTAGTGGAGATGGTAGATTTGCAAATGCTACAGATGACTTAGCACAAACACTTACAGGAACAGTGTCAATGTTACAGGACAAACTGTTTAATTTCCAAAAATTAGTATCAGATCAATTTATTGGTCAACTAACCAATGAACTAGGTGATTTAAATGGTTTCTTAGAAGAAAATAATAAGATTACAGAAGAATTAGCTGAAACATTAGGAACTGCTTTAGCAAAATCTGCTATCGCGGCAGGTGAAGCTATAATTTTTTTAAAAGATTCTATGAGTGCTTTGACTTCTGTTCAAAAAGAAGTTGATGAATTTTTAAATATTTTTAACTCTAGTATTGTTGGAATTTTGACAGGAACTAATGGTCTTAAAAATTTAAATGAAGAATTAGATGAAACTGACGAAATTATGAAAACAATATCTGTTTCAACAGATCATTTATCACATAATTTTAAAGAAGCTAGTAAGTCATTAGATGAAAATAGTGAGTCATTAAGTAAAAATCAAGAATTGGCAAGGGCTATGCAACAATTTGCAATTCGTAATAGTGAAATAATGAAAACTATAAATCATGCTGAAATTGAAAGAATGAAAAAATTAGATGAGGAAGTTGAAAGAGCATTTAAAAGACAAGAAGCTAGAAATAAAAGAAAAGTACAATTAGAAAAAGATGCACAAAGAGAAATAGTAAGTGCAACAGAAACAGGATTAAGTGCTTTATCTGGATTAAATAAAACAGCATTTAGAGCATATCAAGCATTTCAAGCAGGAATGACAATAATTAATACTTATAGAGCAATTTCAAACGCATTAGCTACTTATCCACCACCATTAAATCTTGCAGTAGCGGCGGCACAAGGTGCGGCAGGATTTGCACAAGTTGCGGCTATACGATCTCAGTCATTCTCAGCAAGACAAACAGGAGGTGCTGTTGTAGAAGGTCAACCATATATGGTGGGAGAAGCAGGTAGAGAAATGTTCGTGCCTAGCACAAATGGAAATATTGTACCAAACGATCAACTAGGTGGATCTACAACTGTAAACTTCAATATTACAACAGTAGATGCAAAAGGATTTAATGAATTACTAACTAACAGTAGAGGAACAATAGTAGGTATGATTAATAGTGCTGTTAATGAACAAGGAAGGGCTAGTCTAGTATGAGTGGTGCTTTACCCAACACAGATTTCACAGCTATAAATATTAAAAGTGAACAGAAAACTCTGATGTCTACTTCTGATAGTGGAAAAACATTTAGAAGGCAAGTAGATGGTCAAAGGTTTAAATTTACCTGTAGTTATAAAACACAACCAAGATTAGCTTTTCAATCAATTATGGCTTTTATAATAAAACAAAGATCAAGCAAGGAAAATTTTACTATAACATTTCCTAATTACCTAAATGCTAAAGGAAATGAGTCTGGAACAGTATTAGTTAACAATGCACATACTGTAGGAGATAATACGATTACTATGGATGGATTTCATGCAGATGGTACTCATAGATTTCGTGCAGGAGATTTTATAAAATTTGCAAATCATACCAAAGTATACATGGTGGTTGCAGATGTCACTTCTAGTAGTAATGCAGCAACTGTTACTATAGAGCCTCCTTTAGTTTCAGCATTAGCAAATGATGAGGCTGTAGCTTATGATGATGTTCCCTTTACAGTTCATCTAATGAGTGATTTACAAGAATTTCCTGCTAATAATGCAGATGGAGATGGAGAGCCTTTATTTAATTTTGAATTTGATGTCTGTGAAAGTTTATAATGGCAAGAGGATTAACGAGTGCAGTCAAAACAGAACTTGCAACAGGAAATATACGACCTGTTCATTTAGTTCATATAGCTTTTCCCACAACTGTATATCTTACTGATTGTAGTTTTGATTTAACTTCTGATGTTTCTGGTAGTTCTTTAACATATACTGCATCTGGTCATTTATTAAGTATTGCAGGAGTCAATGAAGCTAGTTCACCTGCTAAGAACTCTTTACAAATAAATCTATCTGGTGTTGAACAAACATATGTATCAGTAGTTTTAAACAACAATGTAATTGGTGATGTAGTCAAGATTTACAGAGGTTTCCTAAATAGTTCTAATGCTCTTATTGCTGATCCTTTTTTAATTTATTATGGAACGATTGATGAAGCTAATATTATAGATGATGGAAGCACTGCAACAGTAAAATTAAATATCACATCACATTGGGGAAACTTTGAAAAAATATCTGGAAGAACTACAAGTAATAATTCACAACAAAGATTTTTTAGTGGTGATAAAGGCATGGAGTTTGCAGCATTAACAGTTAAAGATATTAAATGGGGTAGAACATAATGGGTTTCTTTCAAGACTTTTTTGATTTTGTTGGTGATATATTTGAAGAAGTTATTTCTTGGATTATTCCTACTCCAGAGATACCAGACTTTGGAGATTTACAATCAGATAAAAATGCACAAGGTGTTTTAGTAAATAAATTTCAATCAAATGCTTCTATACCCATTGTTTATGGCACAAGAAAAGTTGGAGGGAATGTAGTTTTTCTTGAAACATCTGGTGCTGATAATGCATATCTTTATATGGTTTTAGTTCTTAGTGAAGGTGAGATAGATGATATTACTTCAATATTTATTAATGATAGTGCTGTTACTTGGTCTGGTGATTTAGCAGATAACACAGAAAGAACAGTTGCTAGTAATGATGCTAATTATTTTAAAGATAGTGCAAGTTTAATTACAGTAAGACCTCACTTTGGTGCAGATGATCAAACCCAAGATAGTTTAGTTGGTGGTCTATCTTCTTGGACTTCAAATCATAGACTCAGAGGATTGGCTTATTTATCTTTAAAATTTACATGGAATCAAGATGCATTTGGAAGTATTCCAACAGTTCAAGCATTAGTAAAAGGTAAAAAAGTTTATAATCCAAACCTAGACGGAACAAAGACAGGAGGAACAGGAAGTCATAGAGAAGATACAAGTTCAACATGGGAATATTCAGATAACCCTATTTATTGTTTATTAGATTATTTAAGAAATAGTAGATATGGCATGGGTATATCTAATGAATACTTTGATACTAATTATGCTGATTGGCAAACAGCAGGTGATGTTTGTGATGCAAATATAACTCCTTATTCTGGTGCAAGTCAAATTGACTTAATGGATTGTAATGCAGTTATAGATAGTTCCAGAAAAATCATTGATAATGTTAAAACTTTTTTAGGTGGTGCTAGATCATTCTTAAATTTTACAGCAGGTAAATATAAAGTTGTAACTGAAACATCTGGAAGTGCTGCAATAACTTTAACAGAAGATAATATCATAGGTGGTATTAATGTTTCAAGTGCAAGTAAGAACTCAAGATATAACAGAGTAATTGTTTCTTTTATAAACCCAGACAAAAACTTTCAATCAGATGAAGTACAATATCCTCCTGCTGATGATAGTAACGAGGCTAGTGCAGATAGACATGCAACATTATTAGCTACTGATGGTGGTATATTATTAGAAGGTAGATTTGATTTTCCTACAATCACTAGCCCATATCAAGCACAAGAATTAGCTGAGATTATATTAAGAAAAAGTAGATCAATACTAAATGTTAGTGTAACAGCAGATGCAACAGCTTTAGATTTAGCAGTAGGAGATATTGTTAATATTACTCATGCAACACCTGCTTTTAGTGCAAAAGCATTTAGAGTTATGTCTTTAAATATAAAAAAAGATATGCAAGTAGGTTTAGCTTTAACTGAGCATCAAGATAGTTTTTACACATTTGGAACACAACAAGAAGTTGCTACAATCCCAGACACTACTTTACCAAATCCATTTTCTGTTTCTGCACCTACTTCTATTACATTAACAGATGAATTAGTGGAGTATTCTGAGGGTGTTGTTTTAACAAGATTAAATATTGCAGTTGGTGCTAGTGCAGATCAATTCGTATCTCAGTATCAAGTTGAAGTAAAATTAAGTACAGAAAGTAATTTTAAGATATTAGCTGTAGGATCAGATTTAAATTATGAAATGCTTAATGTTATTGATGGCAGTACATACAATGTAAGAGTAAAAGCTATAAATTCGTTAGGTGTTAATTCTTCATACACAAGTGCTGATAGACTAATAGTTGGTGCAACACTACCACCTTCTGATGTTAAAAACTTTAGTGTTAATATGCTAGGTAATTCTCAAATGCAATTAAATTGGGATGCCAATACTGATCTTGATGTATCTTTCTATGAGATTAGATATCAGAATGTCACCTCAAATGCACAATGGAATAAATCAGTAAATTGGCTTCAAGTACCTAGAACATCTGGTACATCAATTACAACTAATATTAGAAGTGGTGCTTTTTGTATAAAAGCCGTAGATAAACTTGGAAACGAAAGTAATAATGAAACGATAATATTCTCTAATATTGCAGAAATTACAGAGGGTTTTAAAAACATTCAAACATTAACAGAAGATATTACCGCAGGTACATTTGATGCTGATGTGGCTTTGACAGATAGTAGTAGCACAACATCTATAGTTTTAGATACCAAGAATGATTTTGATGATGTGACAGGGAATTTTGATAGTGCATCTGGTAATTTTGATTTAGGTAGTGCAGATAGTAATATTGATGATGAGGGATTTTATACTCTTAATCAAAGTTTATCTCTATCAGCTATTTATGATGTTTCTTTTATTAAAAGCATCACAATAGATCAAATAGAAGACCCATACGATCAATTTGATAGTGGTAGAGGTGTTGCTTTATTTGATGATGCACCTGCACCTTTTGATGGTAATGATCCCACAAATGCAACTGCACAATTACAGATTGCTTCTTCAACAACATCTTTAGATAATGCTACTGAATTTCAACCAATGAATACATCTACTACGTTTAAAGGAAGATATTTTAAATTTAAATTAAGACTTGCTAATAAGAACAATAAAACTAGAGCATTTGTATCTGGAATATCTATTGATGTTAAAATGCAGAAAAGAACTGAAACAGGAGAAGATGAAGCTAGTGGAACATCTACAAAGACAATAACATTTACTAATCCATTCTTTGCATTACCTAGCATTGGTATAGCTGCTCAGAATATGGCAACAGGAGATTTTTATTCTATTAGTAATAAGGCAATTAGTGGATTTGATATTGTATTTAAAAATTCAAGTGGTACTAATATAAACAGAACTTTCGATTTTGTTGCTATAGGTCATGGGTTGAAAAGTTCATCATAATGAGGTAAAGAATTAAATATGAGTCAAGTATCAGATGTTTCCATAGCTAATCAAGGTTTCTCAGCTTTTAGAACTGAATTAAATAATATTTTAGGTGCATTAAACTCTATGCACTCTGGAACATCAAGACCTGCCTCAGCAACCACAGGCACTATGTGGCTTGATACGACCAACGCAGGCTCTAATAGTTTAGCAATAAAGTTTTTTGATGGTAGTGATGATATTTCAGTAGCCACAGTAGATACTTCAGCAAATACAATCAATTTTTTAGATAGTGTAGTCACAGGCGTCAATATCGTGACAGATACAACCCCTCAACTTGGTGGAAACCTAGATGTCAATGGAAATGACATTGTATCAACAAGTAATGGTGATATAGATTTAGATCCAAATGGATCAGGTGTTGCTGTATTCAAAGGTAATGCTACTAAGGGAGCAGGGCAGTTTAAATTAAACTGTGAACAAAATTCACATGGTATAACAATTAAAGGGCCGCCACATAGTGCAGCAGCATCATATACATTAACATTACCAAACAATGATGGTGATGCAGACCAAGTTATAAAAACAGATGGCTCTGGTGTTCTTAGTTTTACATCAGTATCTGCTCTTTCTGGCTCTGGTATTCAAAATGTTGTAGAAGATACAACACCACAACTAGGTGGCGATTTAGATGTCAATGGTAATCAATTTGTATCTACTTCAAATGCCAATATTCAGTTTACACCTAACGGAACAGGTAAAATATTATTTGATAATGTAGCTTACTCACCTACAGGAACATTAACAGATGGTTCAACCATAGCTTGGGACACATCAATTATCCAAGTCGCACAGGTGACAATGGCAGGTAATAGAACTTTTGCAGCACCTACAAATTTAATTGATGGTGCATTTTATGCCTTAATAATTATTCAAGATGGTACAGGCTCAAGAACTGCTACATTTAACTCTGTATTTAAGTTTGCGGCTGCAACCGCACCTACATTAACTACAACTGCAAATGCTAGAGATATCTTAGTTTTTCAATCAAACGGAACAAATTTATATGAAACAGGAAGGAGTTTGAATCTTACATAATGTTTGCACTAGTAGAAGATAATGCTTTTGTTAGGATAGTTAATTCTAATAAAGGAATAACCATTGGTGATAATCAATATCCTAAAACAATTTTTTCATTATGGACAAACGCTGAAAGGGAAGCGATTGGCATATATGAAGTGGTCATGGACACAACTAATCAAAAAGATGAAGCTTATTATATCAATAGTAATGTTAGTTATGCCTATTCTAGTGGTACTGTTACAGGAAGCTATGGCACTGCAACTGCAAAGCCTATAGCAGATATTCTATGGACAGATGATGATGATGACAAACCTAGTGATGTTTCTGTTGGTGATGTAAAAGTCAAAGGACTAAAATCATTAGAGATTGAAAAAATTAAAGCACAAGCAAGTGGACTACTATCCCCTACTGATTGGCATGTAGTCAAAGCAACTGAAGTATCTGATTATTCTGTACCAAGTGATGTTGCAACTTACAGAACAAATGTAAGAGCAAAATCAAATGAAATGGAAACACAAATAAATGCATGTTCTGATGTTGATGCTTTAAAAACTTTATTCACTTGGGTGTATGATGCAGATACAAATACAACCTCAAGACCTTTAGCTAGTTTCCCAGAGGAGATATAAATGACATTTCCTATTTTAGGTGGGAATAGTGCAGTCACAGGTGCTTATAGCATTGATAATTCCCTAAGATTTAATCGTAGTGATAGTGCTTATCTAACAAGAACACCTAGTAGTGCAGGAAATAGAAAAACATTTACTTTCAGTGCATGGTTTAAACATAGTAATTTAACAGACAGAACTTTTGTATTAAGCGGTGGGCAGAATAATCAATATCAAAATGATTTTGGTATTGAGTGGGCTAATAGTGCATCAGCTAATACATTAGCTGTTTATGATTATAATGTGACACACCTTATCACAAGTGCAAGTTATAGAGATGTAAGTGCATGGTATCATTTAGTTGTTGCAGTAGATACTACTCAATCAACAGATAGCAATAGGATAAAAGTATATATTAATGGGGAACAAATAACTAATTTTTCAACATCTAACTATCCTAGTCAAAATGACGACACAGGTATAAATTCAGCTTATGCACAGTACATTGGTACTTCTCATGGTAATCTTACCTATGGTGGATATAT